CTCTATCGTGTCATCTGGTTTTTGTTGGGACAAAAGAACAACCGTCTCGACATGATAAGTTTGTTAAGTGTTCTGTTTTTAAATCCTTGTACAGCTTTGTACATTCTCAAATAGCCTATAAAATCAAGTATTTTTAAATAGTTCAGACTTTACCGCCTTGTACATTCTTGTGTTGTATGTCTGTAATGGTGGCAAGTCGGTGGCAATGCCACCACTGAACCATCTGTTATACTAATTCGTTGACCCTTTTCTGTACAGCTGTAGGACTGTAACCTGCTGCTTTCAGGCGGTCAATTCGTTCTTGACCATTACCCCAGTCACCCCGAATGACTTCTTTTGCAATAGCTTCTCAACTATCCGTTTATCTAAACTGAATAGCTTCAATTCTTAATGCCTGTCCTACAGTTCCGAGTGTTGCTACTCCATCAGCTTTTGTCCAATTAGTCCAGCCACTGTTTTGAATATGTACTCTATATTCAAAGTCACCCTTCAAACATAAGCACTCTATACGTTTATTTTCGTTTGTTGTGCCGATAACAGTATCTTTGTTTATCGTTCCATAATCAACCCAACCTTTATCCTGTATATGTGCTTTAACACCAATATCCATGCCTAAAGGATTGATTTTAAACGCTTCTAAACGTAAATTATGTCCTGTTATTCCGATAACGTTGTTGCATACAGATTCTTGTAGCCAACCTTTGTTTTGTACAAATGGAGTAGCAAGGAATTTCGCTTTTGTTATCTCGATTGCTTCAATCTGTAGTTTCTTTGCTTTCACTCCACACCAATTACCGTTAAATGTCCATGCACTCCAACCGATATTTTTCTGGTGTACTCTGTAAGCATAATTTGTGTCTTTGCCTGTAATCTTAATTGCTTCGATACGTTTTTTCTGCCCCATTGTACCAATCAAAGTATTTCTAGTGATATTCTTATATTCTTTATCACCGATATCCTTTATATGTACTGATACATCCGTTTCTCCAACTGGTATAAGGTTAAACGCTTCAATACGTCTATTCTCTCCGATTGTTCCAACCATCAAGCCATCACTTTGCCAACAACCCCAACCAAAATCACGCATATGTCCTCTATATGAGATTTTACCAAAATGCTGTACTGTATCTTGGTGTGTTCCAGACTTTGTCTCACCATCTTCATCAACCTGCTTGTTTTGTTTTGTTTCGGCAAATCCAATATCAAATGCTTTTAATATCCCTTTTGCAAGTTCATCAGTTTGTGTGTTAAATTTGTTTAAATCATCGGAATTTGTGATAAATCCATTTTCCAACAGTCTGTAGCTATAACCTTTTACTGCCGCTCTGTTTGGGTTTGCTAAATCATCCCTAGGGTCTAACTTGATTGACCGACCCGGAAAGAATGTACTGATAAAATTTGACAATGCAGTATCATATTTATCTGGACTATATCCCTCTTTAATGATTACATGTCCGCCTTTCGCCGAAGCTCCTGCGCTGTCCATATGTAACTCCAAAATCTGCCAGTCTTTAGGGATATTTAAGCTCATAATACCATTATCGGCATACCAGTTCCGATTCATGTCAGCGACCGTGACATTTCCACCGCCTAATGCTGATAATCTGGAAGCGAGCGCACGTACACGCTCTGCCTCCGTATATCCATATCCTACTGCTCCGCAATCACCGGCGCCATGACCAGCGATAATAAATAAATGTGCCATAGTATCTCTCCTTTCCATCTTTGTGCTGTCTACTCAGTTTTATTTAACTGTTTAAACACCTGGTTTACATAATTACTAAGTCCCGCAACCAGAATGCCCTGAACAATTGCTGTGAAAATTGCCATTGCGATATTTTGTGTACCTTTAAGGTCGCAAGTTGCAACAACATAGATTCCGCAAATTACAACTCCAACAACTCCAAGGATTGCCGGAATGTATTTGTCCGCTACGGTTTCAGATTTTTTTAGTCCGATTCCGATAAAATACAGGACAACTGCCACGACAACAAGCTCTGGTTTTACATAATTCATAATCTGTTCCATGATTCTATTCTCCTTTTCCTCTTAGGTGCAATTCTTCAATTTCGTGCATCATCTTTGTAATCATTCCATTGCCACCGAGTTTGTGATACGCATTATACATTTCACAGAAATTCTCGTAAGCATACGATGGGATTGAGCCAAGTCTCATATACTTATCGTGATATTCGATAAGCTGAACCCTAAGTAAAAGCATTGTACCTTTACTGTTTGCATCCCTGTCTTTCTTTTGATTTTTCAGCAACCAAACCACATATCCCATAAGGGTAGTAACAATGATTGGTAACACAATCGTGTATGTTGAATAAATAAACTGTTCCAATGATCTGTTGTCCTTTCTGTACGCAAAAACAACCGCTTCTGACGTTATATAATCGTCATATGGCGGTTGTTTTCGTGTATGTGATAATTTCCTTGTCTGTTGATTATTCTGCTAATTCAGGACAATCAAGATCAACCAAAACTTCCTTCACTTTGTCCTTGATACGTTCAGGAACATCAGCAAATGTTTTCTTACCCTTAATGATCAGGGTTGCATAGATAATTGCCATAGTCTGCACATCCTTTCTGAATAAAATTTTTATGATTAACTGATAAAACATCAGTTATCACCTCTTTGCATAATAAAGGACAAACTATTGTTAGCCTGTCCTTAAACTTTATACAATGCACTTTCTATGATTATTTTTAACATTTGCTCTTGATACCTCTGCATATATCATAGTTGTTGCAATGTTTACATGTCCTAAAACCTGTTGTACCTCTTCAACAGGCATTTCTCTATCCAGTCCATCAGTTGCCGTTGTGTGCCTGATCAGATGCGGATACAGCCGCCTTTCTAAATTAAATACCTCTCGTAACTAATAATGTTCCACCACTTAATCCTGACGGCAAACCTGTCAGCTTTCCTTCAGAAATACCAAGTGTGATGTTTGTTGATGTTGGTGAACCATAATATGCTGGTTTATAATAATTTGTGCCATTGAAAGCATATATGGTTGTATCAGTAGAACCACCCCACTGTGATTTTGTTGTAGCATATGCATAGCCGTATGCTTTGATTGTCCCAGATGCTGTCTTAAAAGATACTGTTGGGTTTGATACGTCTACAAGATACGCTTCGCAGTTGTTATTAGATATACCACCAGACATGTCAGCAGTTCCAGTAATTTTGAGTCCGTTTGTACTTGTAAAAGTAATACCTTTGCGAACGTCTGCCGGACTTGCACTTCCGAAATAGTCGGCAATGATACTAATTTTGCATCGTTGTTCCTGTCCTTTTAATATCATTTTTTCTTCGTTTTTTGGGTATATATTCGAATTGATTGTTACAACACGTAATTCACCGTAAGAGGTGTGCGTTTTAATATAATCAAGGTCACTTTCGTTTATTGCGGCATATGTCAACATGTCATTAACTGGAATACTACCGGTTATCAACGCCCCTGTTTTATCATGAGCTTTTACACCGCTTTCCATCATATCTGCGGTTACCGTATCCTCCGTCAAATCAAGTAATACCTTACCGGCATATTCTACTTTATTTACAGCCATACTCAATCACCCCTAACCAATCGTTACTGTTGTTCCACCAGCAGAGTTTTCTGACTCCACGTAAGGAATCTTTTCCACTGTAACCTGTGACAGATGCGTATATCCGGCATCTGGAAGAATGGTCTGCTGTGCGCTTGACGGAGTGACTGTCTTAGTCTGTGCCTTTACTCCATCACTGCCGCTCATCGTACCTTTTACTCCGAGGATGGTCACACCCTCTCGGATATTATTAGCGGTCAGTTTCTTCTTTTCTGTGGCATCAATCCCAACCTTTCCAGAGCCATCATGGTAGCCCTGTGCAATCACATAGCTGTCTGTCAGAGTCTTGATAGAGCCTGTCACAGCTCCATTATTCGGCATCGTGCCGACAAGCTTTGTACCTCTTGCGTAGGCGGTTTTGCCTTTTAAAATCTCCGCAACTGCGACAGTGGCATCATTAGAATCTACGTCAAACGTGCACGTTCCTGTGACCAATTCTCCGTCTTTTCCATGTGCCGTGATACCGCTCAACAGCTTATCCGCAGTCACAGTATCTCCTGTTAAGTCAATCAATGTCTTTCCACCATATACTACTTTATTAATACTCATATTTTACAATTCCTTTCCAATAAATATCGTCTGTCCACCTTCAAGATTTGACACCTCGAAGAATGGAATTTCTTTGATTTTTACATTTTCTGCTAGAAACTTTTGGCGTGTCGCAAGCTCTTGTTTTTCGATTTTTGGCGTGACCGTGTAATCGCCCTTGTAGTACTCCACTCCGGCATGGTCGGATACAATCTGGAAGTGCTCAAAGTCAACCTTGATCTGCTTTTTATCAAGCTCGCGAAAAGTTACATCTAATCGCATTAAATCACTCCCTCTTTCAGGATTCTGCCGACATATACGCTCATGATGTCGGATGCAAGAGCCTCTCCGGCTGTAGTTCGCACTCTTATCTGTATCTCAGCCTGTAATCGTGGCTGTTGTTGTAATCTTAGCGTGTCCTCTTGTGTCAGAGTCAGTGATACGGACGTACCGGAGCAGTTGCAATCCGACAAGGTTTTTTCCAACACCGTTTTTTCGCCTTGTGCTATCGTGACATACATCTCTGCAATCAGTGATGTGTCAAATGGCAATATAAACTCTAACGTAGGTGTGGTACCTCTTATCATGCTATCCCCCTCCTAGTATCTAAATCTAGTAATAGTGGTTGTTTTAGACCACAAACTAAATGTTCCATTTTCACCGTATGCTCTTACCATTACAGTCGCATCATCCATCCCATCAGCAAAAAATTCATCTGTATAATTCATTGCATAAAATGATGTATACGTTGTATCAAATTCTTTGTAAGATCCATCTGCTTTTGTAACTTTAACTTTATAAGACATAGCATTTTCTACTTTGTTCCAATTTGCTGAAAAAACTGCATAGTTAAAATATCTTGATGTACTTTTGAAATAAGTAGCATAATTTACTGTCGGAGTACCGAGGATGCATTTCTCAAGCCACTTTTTTGCGGCGTTGTCGAAGGCTTCTTTCAAGGCATCGTCTGGCTCGAAATTGACATCTGGAATCTTCACAGATGGTGGTTTAAGTGGTGGTGTACAAGCTGATACTGGTACAGCACTGGAAAGAGCCAATGTGAATGCACAGATGATAGCTGCTAATTTTCTTCTTTTTCTTTTCATGTCGATTCCTCCTTTAATTGCTTATCGTGTTTACTTTTTGAATCTGATCAATATAAGGCTGTATATTTGCCATTTATCTCATCCTTTCTATGATCCTATAGCAATCCAACTATAAGTTACATTTTCCATAGTGTTTGTTGTGCTTGTACCATCTTTTGGGGTATATACCACATTACCATCAGTTACTTCTATAGTTCCATGCGAAAAATATATAGTACTTAGATACTGACTATATGATACACCAGTTGCGTATATAGTCCCATCGTCATACAACAACGAACAAATACCGCTAGAGTTAGGGTTATTCTGAGCAAACAATACTAATTTTTCAACTATAGACAATCCCGTTGGTATGGTAAGTGCATTTGCACCTACACCCGGAATAGATCCTGTTTTTATCATTTTCCCGGTACTCATTTCTAATGTACCCTTCACTTTTAACCCGGCTGTACTAGTAAAAGTCCTGCCTTTTAAAACTGCATTAGCCTCAGCTGTACCGAAATCCGATGCTGATACTCCTACCAAAAAATCAGTTTCACCACTAAGAATCATCCGCTGTTCATCATTATTTGGTGCAATCTTTCCTTCAATATCAATAAACTTTAAATTCATTCCTGCAAAAGTATTCGTTCTAAATTTAGTTGCGCTCATGTTATATTTATTAATTTTTATATTCGTTGGTAATGTTCCAGTTACTTTATTACCCTCAATATAGGCTGTTTTTCCTTCGGTTATATCTATCGCTGTGGCTGTAGCATCCGCTGTCAACGCTCCGATATAATCAGACCCTCTTGTTTCCTCTTCTTCTGGTGTGAAAAGTTCAAGACCTTCAAGGGTAATACCTTCTGCGTAGGTAGTATTCCATTCTCGCTGTGTAGAATTTTCTATAACACACACATTAAAACGTACCGTCCCCTTATAAGACGTAACTTTTCTTTTTAACTGCCATTCAAACGTTGCAACATCTTCTGTTACCTTAAAGTTTTCAACAGAATATCTATCTTTTCCTGATGATGCACCTGATGCATTCTGTACATTGATATATATGGTCGACTTAGATAGATCAATATTGTCACCAACAATTTTAGGACACTTGAAGTATTTTCTCTGTCCTTTTTCGTCAGATTCTACTCCAAGTAATTTTTCTGACTGCGGAACTATAATTACACGGTTTTCAGCATCAATTTCACAATATACTATTTCCGTCATATTCACCATCCTAACTTATTGAGTTTAATTTTCTTTCTACTTCCTGCAACCTCTTGTCTAATTCATACAAACTTTGGAGTGGAACAAAAAATTTTGTGTAGTTTTCTATATTTAACCCATTTATATCTACACAGTATAAGAGTGCCTTATATTCTTTACCACCTTTTAGAATAGATTCATTTCTCCACGATGTGTTATGGTTATAACCGTCACTAGAAGGTATGCTGTTGCCTTTCACAACTTCAAACTCGACTTTTTCCACTCCACCATTATTTGTGTATTTTAAAAAAATATTATCCGTTCGTTTTTTTCCTTGTTCGCCAGCTTCAATGTTCAAAATTGTGCTATCATCTGGTTTTGTCCATATATGACGCCCTTCCATAATTGCGTCACCATCTAATATTTTAATCGCTGTATTAGATACAATTTCTATCTTAAATTGATTGCCTGTTTCAAGAACATGAAACCCTTTACCAAACATATTTCTGTACAATGAACCATCAGCCGCTGCGGTAACCTCTATACCATTTCCGGTATTTAAACTAACTGCCATCCTTATTCACCTACCTTATATGTTACTGTACATCTATCATTCTTAATCTTTACAATCTCACTACTTATAACTTCTTTCATAGTCACACCTGTTTGTCTGTTTTTTCCACCTACAATGTCACCAATGTCCACATCTAATTTGTCAAATTGTGCTGTTAATGAGTCTCTGTTTTTCAATTCATTCAGTTTTTGAATACCTTGTTTTCTGAGTTCTTCATCGGATTCTATATTTCCATATTCATAAATTTCTGTTATTTCAGATACTCCTTTATAATACTGTGTGTCCCCCACATTCCCGTAGTTATCTACATATAAATGTACAACTGTACGTTCTGCAAGTTCTCCACCCCCAAGACACATAAGGTGATTCACACCACCGCGATTTTGCTCAAAAATCACTTGCATACCATAATCATCAGAGTATTCATATTTTTCTGACAGATCTTCAATTTGATTTGCACGAATTTGAACTTTCGTTTCTTCTGTAGCTATACACACAAGTTTCGCATTAACAGACGATAACATTTTTTGGACACCTGCATACATATCTGTATACCGTTCAAATTGGTTATTTGATATTTTTATACCTGCATCATCTGTAGGCACAATAAAAAGGTCAGATAGTCCGACCTTTTCTATAAGCTGTTCTAATATTCTATTTGCATCACCAGATACCGTATAATAATCCTGACCGCTTTCAGGTTCGATGATTTTCTTTTCAAGTATTCCTCTAAAAGCACGGCCTGAGTAATAAACGGTATTTTTCTTGGTATCTATTTTCACATCATCGACAATACCGCCGTATTCTGTATTTTCTACATACCATATACTTCCATGAGACATACAATGATTCTTTAAGTTCATACCGATCTGAAAATCATTATCTTTTCCAATATCCAAATCTATTGAATAGTTATGTAGCTCACCTTGCGGTAATCCGCTTGAATCTGTATATATTACCATCCCGGTTCACTCCTTCTATCCAAAAGTATTAAATCAAATCCAAAAGTACCGTCATATTGCACGGCATTTTCACCTGTAGGAATTTTTTCAAAAATATATGAATTTTTAGCCGCTTCCCAGAACCGATTTTCTATACTTCCATCCTGTTTTATCAGTTTTATTGTTCTTTTATTCGAATCAATCTCAATTCTTTGCCCTTTCCCCACAGATGTGTTCATCTGATAGACATGACCACCTATAGTAATAGACGGGTTTGTCACATCACCGTAAATTCTTAATCGGAAATCACTTGATACAAAAAACGGATTAACCACACTATTACTTTGAGCATAAGACGAATAGGTATATGGGTAAGAAACCGGGTATTCCTTCTTCTTACCGTCTTGTATTTCATCATTCTTCAAAAACATGAATTCTTTTTCTGTAATCCAGTCCGACGAATCAGAAATAATATTCACCGTAAGAACCATATATCCATTGCAATAATAATAGTTAGATTTCTTGGACGCATTGAAATAACAGGATGTATAATATCCGTTTATTTCCAGTTTCCCCGGTGTTTCTGCGAGAATATCACGCTCAAAGACCTCATATATACGGTTTCTTATGTTCAAACCTTCTTCTTCGTTTGCCGCAATAATAATTGTGGCATTTTTCTTTGTAACGCCCTTATGAAAATTTGTAATTTCATCATAGTCACTATCATATAACCACTCATAATCATAGAACTCGCTGTCATTTAAGAAAATTCCACCTGAACCAAACTCTATAGTCTGGTTCAGGTGGTTTGTGTAAGTGGCTTTATTAAGCATATTTTCTCACCAACCTCGCAACTTCACGCCCTTCCACATCAAATTCAACATAATTTGTTAACACGTCAATCATAAGTTCTCTTAATCCACCGTTCTTCATCCATGCATATATCATCTTTAATACTTCCGCTGATTCTAAATCATTATCTGAATCCTGAACTGCGGAGTTGATCATATCCATAAGGCTTTGTGTTCCGACAACCGTTTCACTTCCGGCTTCACCACCTGCCAAGAACTGATTTGACTTAGCGTTGTAACCGAAAATAGTCGGCTGATTCATGATCATACCATCGTCCATTGCTTTCTTGTACCATTCAATACCAAAGTGCGGTACACTTGGTGGTGTCAGGCTGAAAGAACCACTGATTGAAATATGTGGTAATTTGAGTTTTGGCAATGACCACGAAAAATTGAAGAAACTTTTAATTCTGTTTATAGCGTTACTTACAATGTTCTTTGCACCTTCAAGGATACTGCTGAACTTATTCTTAATATTTCCAAGTATATTGGTAACTGTCGAATAGGCATTACCAAGACCACTTGAAAATGAATTTTTAATCTCTGATATCTTGTTCAAAACTGCCTGTTTTGCTTCTGACATTTTTGACTTGAACTTATCGGCTACTGCTGAAAGTTTACCGCCGGTCAAATTGTCAATGAATGTGTACCCGGCTGAGTAATACCCTTTTACACCTTCCATTGCTGCTGCTGCAATTCCATTGATTCCACCGCCATGTTCAGCATATGCAGTTTTCATGTTTTGTAGTTTTTCAGACACCGTATCTTTTGCGGCCTGCATTATAGTACCCATCGTTCCCTTGATCTGTGAAAACTTCTCTGAAACAACTTCTTTCATTGCCGAAAACTTCTCTGATGCAGCGTCTTTCAAGTTTCCAAAAAAATTCTTAATTGATTCAATTTTTTCACCAATGGATTCAGCTAAATTTGAAAAAGCTTCTTTTACTGATTCCCATACACTTTTGATTGAATCCCATGCAGCTGTAACTGCTTCTCTGAAACCATCATTGGTATTCCATAATGTGATCAGTGCAGCCACAAGCCCTACCACAAGTGTGACTATAAGAACTATAGGATTAGCATTTAATGCAGCATTAAAAAGCCACTGTGCAATAGTAGCACCTTCATTTGCAGCTTTATAAGCCGTCCATGCTGTTGTTATGGCACTAATTAATGATGATATTGCCATTGCAACCTTTAAGGTTACGAATCCGGCAGCAACTCCGGCTATCAGTGGTGACCAATCCTTGAACGTTTGGATGATCTTAGGTACATCTTCAATAAGACCACCTAGTTTTTCAAGGAAGTTTTCAACACCGTCCATTCCTTTTTCAAAGAACGTTGTAAAATCAATTTTTTGAATCCAGTCAAACACCCTTTGCAGGGCATCACCGACAGACGTTGCAAACGCATCCCAATCAACAGTTTCCATCCAGTTCGACAGCTGCTGTAAAAATCCCATAACAGTAGGTGCAAGTTTTGAACCTACTTTTGTAAGGATATTTTCAAACAATGCCTGTACTGAACTCCATGAACCTGATATTGTAGTACCTGCTTCAAGTGCTGTTGTTCCGGTTATACCTAAGTTATCCTGAATCTTGTGAATAGCTTCAATCATTTGGTCAAACGTTACGTTATCCAAACTTTCAATCTTTTCACCAAGTACACCTGAATCATTTATCAATCTGATCATTTCAGACTGTGTACCACCATAACCAAGTTTCAGGTTATCCAACATCGTGTAATTTTGCTTTGCAAAACCCTGATAAGCGTCCTGTATAGAACCTATGTCAGTACCCATCTTGTTAGCATTATCTGACATATCAGTGATAGCAAGGTTGGTCAGTTCAACCGCTTTTGCAGTATCACCGCCAAGCCCCTGAATCAATGAAGCAGCAAATGAGGTTGCGGTGTCCATATACTTATTTGAACTCATCCCGGCTGTCTTATATGCCTTTTTAGCATAATCAATCAGTTTACCAGAACTGTCTTTGAATAGTGTTTCAACACCACCAACTAACTGTTCATTATCTGCGAAATATCCTACTGTCGTTTTCCCAAGTTCGATAATCTTCTGTGCCAGATCTTTGCACCCATCTACAACTTTTGTGATTGCCGTAGATGCTAAATTCGCAAGAGTGGCTTTCCATGTTGTAAATCCACTGTCTGCATTTTTGGCAGCTTGTCCGGCATCTTCTACTGACTTGCCTGCGCCACCTGCCTTTTTGTCAACATCTTCCAGTGTTTCAGCAGTACCCTTTGCAGACTTTGAAACCTTTTCAATATTGTTCACGGCATCAGCGTAATTGATCGTTATTTTTCCGACCAACGAAAAAATATCCAACGATTAGCCACCCCCTTTCAATGGTGGCACGAATCCATTTAGAATTTTATTTGCTTTTTCCACCTGTAACTTAATCTGTGCATTGTTCATTGTCGGTTCAGTTTGTTCAGTGTTTCCACCTTTCGGTGCTGTACTCATAAACTGCTGTTTAAATTCTTCAAAATTTCCAACATCATCAGCAAGTGGGTTTGCTGTGATTGCACAGTATAAGTCCCACTGTTTATCTTCATTGTCCTGTTTCAGAACTGTTCTAACAGTAGCGTCTAATTTTCCCCGGCTGATTGCTTTATCTAAATAGCTGTAGGGGCTGCCATATCTACGGTTGCAACATTCATCGAATCGTTCTGTTCCGTACCCACTAATTCGGCAACACCCTCGAAAAAATCCATAAGATCATCTTTCTTAGCAAAATCTTTCACCATGACAACAAACTGTTTCAGCTTGAATTTCTTCACATCATCAGCAGTAACCGCTGTACCGTTGTCCCACTCCATACAGTTAGCAAAAAACTTACAGATTTCATTTCTTGCCTTTGAAATGTTCTTGATCAGAATGCCACACACCTTCATAGCAATGACAATACCAACTTCTTTCATATCTGTACCAGATTCCTGCAACTGCTGAATCTCTTCTTTATCAAATGCACCAATAACCTGTTCTACTCCGATAACTGCAAGAACCTCACAAAAGTCAAATGCGTTATCAACCGTTAAATCCTTAAATCTGAAATCTGTCATGATTATTTATCCTCACTTTCTTTTTTCGATCTGTTTCTTCTACCGCCATTTGCAGGTTTATCCTGTTTTGGTGCAAATGTTTCTTCATGTTCAACAGGTTCAGTCTGTTTACTTGCTGTTTCCTGTTCCTGATTTTCTACCTGTTCAGCAGGTGCAGCAGGTGTTTCCTGCTGCACCACTTCATCAGAAATATCAACCACGAACATCCCTTTATCCTGAATTTCTGCAAATCTTTCTTCTGTCATATCCAGTTTTTCACCGATCACATGACCTTCACCTGTGTACTTGTCTGTATATTCTCTTACTACTACAACTCGCATAATTCACACCCCCTACACAACAGCGTTTGGATAGTAAATAGCAATATCCAACTTGTTTAAGCTGTCGTTTTCAAGGTCAGCCGTGCATTCAAACTTGACCGCAAAAGTGGTCTGTGTTGCGTTTTTGGTCTCAAGCTCAAACGCTTCGGTGCAAAGTGCATTCGGTAAAATAATGATTACATTTTTACCGCTTGAAAGTGTTCCAACATATGCAACATTTTCAAGATAATCTGCTTCTGTGATGTTTTCCTTAGATACATATTTGACATAGGTTGTATCTTCGGAAGTGGATTTTACAAGGTGTAATGCACTTACAAGAATATCTTCTGTAAGTTCTGTCATCTGACCTTCAAGTGTGGCAGATTCACCAACCTTCTGTTTGCTGACACCTTTGATCAGCACCGTTGCACCGTCAACCTCAACATCAAGCCACTGTGCCTCATAGTTGAACTTAAGACCACCGGAAGTTGCACCAAGGGGGGTACCTGTCCAACCGTTGCTTGATTTCTCATACTTAAGATTTTTGTAAATGACACCTGCACCCAAGATCATGTTCTTGATGGTTTCAGATGTAATACCATGTTTTTTTAAGCCCATTCTTTTAAGCCCCTTTCCACTCATGTGTGTTAAGTGTTATCGTAATTCTAAAAAGATCTTCTTCACCTGTTGGAATCATCAAACCGTTCCAATAGGTAATAAAAAAAGCAGTCCCTTCCTGAACTGCCCTTAAATCTTCAAATACTGTTTTTATTTTATCGTTTATTTCTGCAAGCGGTAACTTTGACCCCCTTGACCAACCATCAAGTGTGAACACACCGCCTGTATATCCGTCCTCTAATCGGTGTTCAGTTTCATTGAACGAACCAACAAAGTAAGGATAGCTAATTTCACCTGTCCATTCACCAAATTCATAGGGAATACCAAGTTGATCAAGCTGATCAGAAATAAAACCAAGCATATCAACCATAATTAACCCCCTAAATTCTGTTTAATGACATTTACAAGCTGCTTCTTTATCTTTGGGGCTACACTCTGAAATGCTTTCGTGAGTGGTTGTCGTGGTGTTTTTCCGTAAGTGTGGTAAAATTTACCGTCTTTCTTACTCTTATAAACCCAACCGCCTTTTCTTCCACCACCGTGTAGTGCATACTCACCAGTACCAAATTCTTCCCAAATCGCATTTTCAAGGTCTGAACCTACAGCAACAGTTGATTCATCTTTTCCTTCATCAACCATATATTTGTAAGACCCCTTTGTTTGTCCGGTATCAACCCGGCTATTCCTTTGGGTCTGTGCCTGTATTTCACCACCTGCTTCGTGAAGGAATCCAATAACCCCTTCCGATAATGCAGCTTTAATTTTCGCTGTGTTATCTGTAAATTCAACTGACATACTACTGACCCCCTATAAATCTTAAATAGATTTCTAAATGATCGTGCATATTCATAGGGTCATCAATCAGAAGGATTTCATACACTTCACCATTCACCATCATTCTTGCATTGTCACTTGTCACATCAACGGTTTCCTGTTCATCCGTCTTACTGATCACACCTGTCAGAAAACTGAATGGATTCCAAACCCAATCAGTTGACAGGTTTTTCAGATTGGTAAAGTCACACAAGAAAATGTGTGTACTTTCCTGAACCTTGGCATAAAAAGTTGTGTGCTTTGAATCACCTGTTGATAAATCCAACCAACCTAAGATTGATGTACAATCAACCCACTTGTGTTCACGCTCACCTATGGCATTTCTAAGGCTTTCTTTTTTTACCTGTAACAATCCTTGAATGTTACCGCCAACACTCATATAATCAGAATCTAGCCTTTATATAAGGCTTTAAGAATCCAAGTAGGGCAACAGGATAGCCCATAACCTGATTGTTAGCGTCCTGATCAAAGTAAGTCACACTGTATCTTGACAGCGTTTCAGATTTGACCCCGGTTTTCGGTCTGTTCTTAACGTCCCACTTGAGTAATTCAAGTACACCTGCACGAACATCAGCCGGATATTCCACTTTAGTGATCAGGTTTGTACTTTTGTACAATTCCTGATTAACTCTGATGAAATCATCACCAATTTCAGTAACGGTATACAGTCCATCATTCACCATTGACTGTGAAATCTGAACTGTATCACCTACTTTCAAAAAATCTGACGTTCCAAGCAGTCTGTTACCCGAACTATCGGCAGTAAATCGAACAAACCGATTCTGAAAATTGTTATTAGTGTATGCTCTGATCATAAATTCAGCAGCGTTCAGTTTTTCTTCAATTACCTTTTCATTTTGCACAGCAAATTCAGGTAATTTCATTACCTCATCAACTGCTAATATCATCAGATCACCCTTTCTTATACAACCGGTGTACCAACCTTAGACTTGATAAGCCCCATCTTAACATTCTTTGTATTGAACTTAAGGCTGTAGTTTGCAGACTTACCAAGCTCTGCATAAGTCGGTGATTCTTTTGCAATCTGATCGACTGCTAAAGAAAGACCGTTCGGATGCAGTACCTTACCCTGCTTAGTATAGAACTTATCAATACCTGCGGATGCTTCCGGGTCATAGTTGGTTGTATACTGATTCTCATAGTTGTTCTTATCGCAAGATAAAAATGCACCTTCGCCAAACAGATATGTGCTGTAAACCGCATCTGCACCTACCCCTGTAGCTGTAAATCTATCAGTTACAAGTACGTGTTTACCTGCGATAGTTGGCAGTGTAATTTCTTTCTGAATCACACCGTTGACAACATACTTGTCATAATCAACCATTTCCATCTTCTTGTACTCTTTGAAGATCATGGAATGCATAACCATCAGACCAAGACCACCTGCCATATCACCAAGTGCTGCCTGTTCTGCGTCATAAATTGTACCTGCTTCAATGTTTGTCTTAGTACCTTTAGTAAGATCAAGTACATGATCACTAAGTGCTGCAACTGCCAATACTGCCTGTGCAATGTTCATCAGTTCTTTTTCCCAAACCTGACCATAATAGCCTGCAATCTTATTTCTGATCAGTGTCATAGGGTCAGCACCAGTTAATTCCTTTGTGAAGTCTTTAGCCTTGAATGCTTTCATTCTCTGAATAAGCATACAAGTCTGTTTGTCACCGCTGATTTCAACAGGTGTGTTGTTTGTTTCACCATCGTTGTTCAGTGCTTCCATACCGCTTTCATTTGCGTCAATCGGCTTATAGATTGGGATTGTTGCCACGTTTCCATGCTCACCGATTAAGTCCATAATAGAACTATCCTGCTGAACAATACCGGATGCAAGGATTGGTGTAGTCCAATAATCTGCCTCCTGCATCATTCCTGCGAATACTTCCTCGTCAAATTCAAATCCACCAAAATTACCCGTTCTTGGCATTTAATTCACCTTTTTAACCTTTCTTAGTGTACATTTAACTGTTTGAATAACTCCGGGTTTTCCTCTTTGAGTTTCATTCTTTCGTTGTAACCCATCTTAAGGAACTGTTCTTTGGTAACTGTCTTGTCTTTACCCCCACCCGGCAGGTTGTTTTCAAGAATTTTTCTGTTACCACTCTGCTGCTGATTGCCATTGGATGCTTCAAACATGGTAGGATGCTGTGTTTTAAGACCTGAAATCAGATCATCTTCACCCTTGATTTTTCCATCATCACCAAGTTTGATTTCACCTTTTTCCTTTGCCTTGAATACAAGATAATCAACATCAACCGCACCTGCTGCAACCAACGCAAATTTCAATGCATTTTCTGTTTTCAGTTCTGCATTCTCTTTCTTAAGGTCTGCAATCTCTGTTTCATATGCAGTGATTTTCTGCTGTGTTTCTTCGTCTTTCCCGGCTGACTTTTTCAGTTCTTCAATCAGGTTGTTTGCCTTGGTCAGTTCTGTAGTCTTACCGGAAAGGTCAGTTTCAAGGTTGGTGTATTTGTCCTTAGACACATAACCACCATCAGTAAGGTTGACCATCTTGATCAGCTTCTCTTTGTTCTTTTCATCACCGTTATAGGCATTGATTGCCTGTACCAGTTCATCATAGGTGATAGCCTTATCACCAAAAAATGCTTTTAAAAATTCCATGTTCTTCTTCCTTTCTCCGTCATGTTTTTATATCCGGTGTCACCGGGAACGGTCAACAGTTTATATCCCATGTTGCAGGGGTCATTTCAGCAGCAGTTTAAATGTCATAAGCCTTTTTCGGACAAAAGAAAAGACACCCTTGCGGATGCCTTAAAAATACTATTTAACCCATAGTTGGGAGATAATCAGGATCACCAAACCTTTCTACAATACCAAGTGAGTGTGCAACGCTTTCATGTTCCTTTTATCCCCCTTTCTGACCTCATATAATGGTCATATAGGTAATAAAAAAGCAAAGGTATACAATTCTGTACCTTTGCTTTTTAATTTCTGTCTTTGAAGAAATCAGCCCAGTATGGATTTTCTTCATCGAATATTTTTTTCTGTTCGTCAGTCAGTTCATATGGATAATCTCTGAACATATTGAAAATATGTTTTTTGTCAAAACTAAATAACCACTCACCAACTTTTTCATGATCATCTACCCACCATATTTTATCATCAGGATTATTTTTAAAAAATTTACTTGGTTGTGCCATATTGTCCTTTCTTCTGCCCTGAATCAGCAGTATTTATATACCCTAACAACCGTTTGAAGTCATCAGTATTGAAATCTGAATCAGCAATATCTATCATTCCATGAATCTCTTGTGACCACTTGTTTGATTTACTTGAACAACCAAAACGATTTACCAGTGTATAACGAACATTACTGTTAAAATCATGCCACCCACTCTGTGTAGGTGATTGAAGTTCTAAATATTGCAACACTTCATCGGTTGTTTTCCTAACTATTGCTGCATGCTTTCCAACATAAAGATAATATTCTTTTCCGACTTCACATTGCTTCAACAGATTTTTCCCGACAGTTGCGGTACACGCACCTTTGGCAGTTATTTTTTTAATACCCTTAGTTTCAAATAATGATTTCAGGTTATAGGTGTTTGAAAAGAAGCTCTGACTTTCCCCACTACGAAAATCTAAAACGTTCCATCCCTGTTTCTGTCCTATATACGCAAGTCCTAAAGATGCACATGAACCACTAGTAAGGTCACCACCTGATAAAGTCTTTATAATTTCATCAGATGTCATTTTTGTCTTTTGGTTTTCAACAGCATTGTATGGTACTTTCAATCTGTCATTCAATGTTTTGAAAAATGCATCATATGTTGAATCATCTGAACCTTTCGGTTTAGATAGTGTTTCCACTTTCATTGTATCAGCATTGTCAGGAAGTTTCAAATACTTCTGTTTGAAGTCCTCAAAATCTTTTGTTTTATCCAGTCCAAAAAATGCTGCACGTTCCTGTAAGGTCTTTAATTCGTCATCATCTAAAGCCCATTTTGCACGTTGCAGCAAACAGCACCGACAGTTACAAACGTTCCTTGCAGAACCGCCAACACCCGGTGCTTGCATTTTCTCACCGCCAACATCAAACGGTTCATCTATTTCCCTGGTCTGTCCGTCGCATTCCTGGTGTTCCGGTCTTGTCCTACTGTCAAGTGTTGAATCCCACTGTTTGACTATATCAGCACCTTTTTTCTTTGCCCCATGCTGACCGTCAAGGGCTGCTTCATTCTGTATTCTATGTCCTTCTGTCCGGGCAATCCGTATCGCATTGTTAATTGCTTTATTAAATGGGCTGTTCATACCATTAGCAATCCTTATTGCCATTTCATTCCAAGATGAACCGCTACTGATTCCCCTTGAAAGTTCAGCACGAATTGAACGTTTCAAATAATCAACATCTTCACCCAAACGCTTATACAGACAGCTTGACAATTTACTGTTAGTTTTCAATGCTTTGACAACCTGATCTTGCTGAATTGGTATTACAAGCGGTATACCTGTACTTTGCAAATCATAGAACATACCAACGTAACCGTTGATATATGACTGTTCCAAGTAATCAGCAATGGTTGTAAATTGACCTTCATGCAGGTCATAGAGCATTGCTTCAAGCTGATCAACCATCATTTGCTGATATTCCTTTTGGTATACTATACTTTGCAGATTTTCAAGGTCTGTCCTTGCAGACAGTTCCCTGATTTTCTGTTCACAGTCCTTTTTTGCCCTCTCATATACAACTTCTAACAGTCTGATAACTTTCTTTTCTTCATCAAGCTGTGCTTGCTGCACTTCCTTCTGTGCTTTGTTCACCTATTCCACCACCTTCATCATCCGGTATAATAGAATCAAGATCATCTTGCACCTGCTGCACCTTATCAGCTTCATTATCCGGCAATTTGTCCTTCACATTCTCATAATCAATATCAAGAACATCACAAATATACTGAATTGTCAGATCATCACCAAAAATCTGTGCCAGTGATAACAGGGTGTTGATTTGTACCTGTTGTTTCTGTACTTCTGTAAGTTCATTCTGTTCATTTTCCTGTTCATTACTCATTACTTCGTGGGTGAACTCAAAATAAACATCTGTGATCTGATAATCTGTACCGTTCTGCTGATTGATTTCATCAATGCAAACTGCCACGATCTTACGCAAGAACCGCTTGATATTCCTTTCAAGGTGTTTACATCTAAGATCAAGCAGTGAATAGGCTGCCTTGATTGCAATATTGGTTGTTGCTGATGTATCTTTCAGACCTGACAAATTCAGACCCATACCAAAACGGTATATGTTCTTTTCATCCAGTTCCAACTTAACCTTCCGGGCTTCATACGGTACATCTACTGTATGTACTTCAATACCACCATCTGAACCGACACCGACAATCTTTTTTGTCTTAAGATTCTGCTGCAATTCATCAAGGTTATCACCTTCAAACCCTTTAACCGCATATAATGGATGATCAAAGTCAATCAGGTTGTTGGAAAGACTGGATGCCATAAGGTCATAATCATCAATCAGGTCTTTTACTGCTTTCAGATTGCTGATCTGTTTCTTGTTATTATCCAACCGGAAGAATGGCAAGAAACCAAGTGAATCAATATAAGTATTATCATCACCATCAACCTGATACAGTATATGCGGTCTTGGATTCACCTTGGCTTTATCGTCAAGCTGTATTTCCCCTTCATCTGTCTGAACATAATAAACAACCTGTTCATCATCCCAATCCATGATTTTCTTGATTCTGTGACCTTCCTTGTCAACCCGGTCAACGTACCAATAAATTACATGGTCTTTTTCGTCCTCTGCAAATCGTGCTTCTACTTCTACAACACCGATACTGTCAGCACACGTGAATTTCAGCTTGTCAGTGCTGTCTTTCATAGCGTACATATAAGCAAAACCTTTTGTCTGACAGTCTGTAAGTGTTTCTGACAGTTCATCAATAAAATCATCGTTATTATTGAATCTTGCATCAAGTTCACTCTGTAGTTCAGGCACATCACTGAATACAAAACCATCTGAACCTGAAAGGGTATACTGTGTACCCTGTTCTGTCAGTTCCTTAAAGAATGGGTGTGGTATTCTCACATTTGCCCGGCTTGTATCTTCCACAAGCTGACCATCAGAATTGAAGTAAAACATTCTGTAATTTTTAATGTCGTGATCACCGTCAAAATAGCGTTCACCTATTCTTGCAAAATGCTTTTTCACTGATGCAGCATCTTCATCAATGAACATTTTTATTTCTTCGACTGTAAGCACCTGTCACCCCACCTTTCTATGATCTGATTTGTAAGGTCAATGATTTCATCCCCATGAACACCAAAAAAGTCACACATTGCTTCTTCACCCTCAACCGTATGACCGTATGAAAATAGAAAAGCATGAACCAATTCATGAATCAGTGTTGAACGTGTCACTGATTCAGAACGTCCGTCCATAATACTGATCAGAAGTTCCTTATATTCGGTCAGCCCAAAATTATAGCTGTTTGGGTCAGGGTTCATTTTTTTTGCATTTGCATCCACCAGTTTGACCTTCCATACATCATTGTGAATCTTTATTTTCATGATTTTAACCATACAGCTATTTGTATAACCAACCGCTGCCTTTCTTGATATATTTTTCTAATGCATATCGCATTGCATCCATAAGGTGATTGAAGTCATCAATAGGGCGGTTCAGTTTATTACCGAACTTGTCCTTGTCCCAAGTATAGTTGCTGATCTCCGTCAAGAAATTCACACATCTTGGGTGTATAATGATTTCAAAGTCCTGAATAAACTGAATACCGCTGTTGATACTGTCCTTGCCTTTTTCAGCACCTATGACTCTAAGACCATAACCCTTTAACTGATCAATAGACTTTGGTTCTGCTGAATCTGCTGTGATTCTTTCCTTCGCATAGCCCATATCAGTGATATTCTGATATATTCGCTCATTGGAAAGACCTGCTGCATACATTTCATCATACACGAATATCTTTTTGTTCTCCGTGTCAATGAATCCACAAAATAATGCAGATGGGTCATTTGTATAACCAAAGTCAAGACCAAAGGCTGAATCAATACTGTATTGCTTCCTGATCTGTTCCAGTGTAAAGGCTTCTTCATGCCAGTTCTCATATACAAGACCATCGACAATACCCCAATCACCAAGACCTGCCACTGCATAACGTCTTGGGTTCTGTTTCCGCATGGTTTCAAAAACCTTAAGGTCGGCTTTATCTAACCATTCATTGCACTTGTAATTGGTTGTAAGTGCAAGGGTTTCATCATCAGGGTTATCAAAAAACCGTTTCTTCAACCAATGGTGTTCATTCCAAGGGTTGAAAGTAACGGTAATCTGCTTGAACAGGTCTGAACCTTCCGGGATTGCACCACGAATAGATTCATCAAGCATATTGAAATCATCTTCACTGCTGATCTCATAGGCTTCTTCAATCCACATCCAACACAATACACCCTGATCAACGGTGATTGATGTTACTTTCAGTGGGTCATCCAGTCCTCTGAAATAAATCTTTTGACCTGTTGGCTTATACGTCATTTCAAGTGGTGATTCTTTTATATCCCAAAAAGCATCAACACCAAGTCGATGTATAGCCCATTTCAATTCGGTAAAACAGGAATCCTTTAGTGTTCTGTAAGTTTTTCTGACAACTAAGGTATTCGCATCAGGGTACTTCATCATATTGGTGATGTACCATAATGCTGTAGTCTTTGACTTCTTAGATGCACGTGAACCTTTGACTGCCCGGTATCTACCTTTCCACCGCCAAAATGTACCGTAACCCTTACCGACTACTTCCGGTAATTTCACATTAACTTTACCGGACTTTGTAGCCTTGTAATCTTCCGGCATCAGAATGAACTTCTGATAACCAAATACATATTGACTTGATGGTTGCCTGTATTTAGTCCTCAAGTGCGTCTGCTCCTGAAATAACAATAGGGGCTGTCACATTCACATCTAACTTATCATTCCACATACCTAAATGTTTACCAAGCAGTTCAAGGGCTTTCATCTTGGAAGCAATCTTGACTTCTCTCTCAACACTTCCACCAAACTCATTATCGGATTCCTTATATTTGATTGATTCAATACAAGACAGATCATCAGCAGATGCATCTTGTTTGATTCTTCCGTTACTGTCAACAACGTCTGTCATTCTGACAAATGCAATCTTGGCAAGTTCTAAGACAACCCTATCCTGATTCACTCCGGTTCTTCGTGACCGTTCTGCCATGTGTTCAGCAATAGCCTGTTGAATATTAGGTTTTGTCAAGTTTTCACATCCGATTGCATCCGCTGTTTTTACCGAATAACCTGCTCTAATAGCTGCCTGTGTTGCATTCAGGTCAATCAGGTATTCATCAACAAAACGTTGCTGCTTTTCAGTTAATTTGCCTTTTTTTGCCATAACAACACCGCCTTTCTATCATTTTTATAACAAAAAGTGCTGCAAGGTAGGAGGTTTTAGCACCCTTGCAGTACATAAGACAATAAGCAATATAATTTTGCATAAAAAATTGCAGGTAATTTATTACCTGCAAAAATTTTTGTACAGCATACACTATAAAAGGTCTGCTTGTATTTGTCAAATATGAAATAATTGGTTTTATGTCAGATATGTAAGGTTTTTATAGGTATCTTCAAACGCTGAAAGTGCCTTATTATGCAGTTCTACAGTATATGAATAAGATTTTTTCATTTCCTGTGAAGCAACCTTGACTGTTTTAAACTGCACATACACTTTTGTAAGAATCTGAATCATATTCTTGTTACGCAATCCCCGGATTTCCTTAATGATCTGCTTTTTTGCATCAACGAACTGATCTATTTCTTCATTGATGTGTTGGTCAAACATGGTATACCTCACTACGTCCTTACATAACTTATCACCTACAGGTGAAGTCTGCACTTTGTCCCGGCTGTAATCAATACCGCCTGCACTGCATACATTCTTTTTCATATCTGACAGCGTGGCAATATCATCATTTATCTGCATATCTAACACTTCAAGCTGTTTCAGATATTCCCTTGCACTTAATTTCTTCTGATCACTCATTTTTACCTCACTTTCTACGGTTGGTTACACTTCGGTTACGGTTAAAAATAGACTAAAAAGTACTTCAAACCCTTATAAATCAAGGAAGTTACGGTTTCTACGGTTACGGTTAAAACTCTATTCTCTATATATTCTTATTTTTACTAAGTTCTATACTATCATAAAATACTAATTATTAAAGAATGTACTTTTAACCGTAGACAACCGTAACCGCCAGTATTTACAAGGGTTTCAACCGTAACCCTTAACCGTAACCAACTGTAACTTTACCGTAACCACTACCACAACAGCACTGATTGGTACATCGAACTAATAAAACATCTTACCTGATTTTTTATGTTTCAATGTCACCCTTCCAACAATTTCAAACCCGGCAATGTCAACAATACTCCTGATCACTTGAATCAGTTTATGGTTACGGTCATTTAGTTCTGCATTTTCTTCACGCTTAACCGTTGCCATTGCTGCACCTGCTGTTGGGTCAACATATCCTTCACTATTTTTGTACATTTACATCTTTCCTTTCTATACCTTTGCACCTCTAAAAATAACTAACATTGATGGAAAAGGTGCTGCATTTTTACTGTTTCCAAATTTTAACCGTCCTCTTATGAATCGAATTTCTGTTCTATGTATAATAAAATCATGAAAATATTTAGTATCTGTCCTTGCAGGAATCAGCAAACATACAAGTGTATTTTCTTTACATCCTTCCTGATGACACTTTTCAACCCATTTATACATTTCTTTCCCATAAGGGGGATTACAAAAAACCCTCGCCCCCCCCAATCCTGTAAAAGTCCGTTATCCTCTTTGGTATAAAAATTATCACACTTATGATTTTGACTATCAGCACATGGGTCAAGATTAAAATGAAATTCTTCATTCAATTCATCAAATACCTGCTGTGGTGTACTCCAATTATCTGTTTTACTACTAAACATTACTTCGTTATTCATCATCGTCACCTTCCTTTACCGGGCAGTGATCACAATCACCATTTGCAGCACCGAAACAACCCCAACAATCATCAATCTCCTTCGTCTTTGGTTTGTACTTTTTTGCTGCAACAGCTAATGCCATTACTACAGCACCAAGGATTAACCCAACCGTAAGACCAACGCAAAAACAAACCGTACCTGTTAATACTAACTTTTCCATACCATCACACCTTTCTGAATATCCTGATAGACTTACCGCCCACTTTAGTTACTACTGTTTCAAATCCCAACCGCTTATTGATCTGCTTACTGAACACGATGTTTGACATTGGTTGCATACCGCAATCAGCACAAAATACTTGATACCTGCTGTATACGTCACCTGTCGGTTCGTCCTCAATCATTTCAACACCGCATTCATCAATAAATGCCTTGATTGGGTTGTTTTCGTTTTCATATTCATCAATCTGTTCAGCCACTTTTTCAGACTTGGTAAACTCATTGTTCTCAATGATTCTTTTCAGCCCTTCTACACCAACTCTGATCAGGTATTCGACTGAACTTTGTTCAACCAACTGATACTTGATATAAGGGTTGTAATCCGGGTCAATCTCACCACTTGGTAAATACTTTGTAAATCTTGCATTGAATGGAATAATCACCAAACGTCTAAGAACTGCCCCGGTCTTATCTTTCATTCTTGGTATGTCATTTGCTGAAAACAGCAGCTTCACATAAGGGTTAAACTCAAAAGGGTCTTGCCCTTTTCTTTCTGCTTTGATTCTGTTACCTGTAACTACTTTCTTGAATGTTGCTACCTGTGAACCTTGCAGGAAGTCATCACCAATATCATCACCGATATTTGCCAGTTTTCCGAACATCATTGATGTGCTGAACCTGTCCCCTAATTCCTTAAGATCAAGTGCTGATATATTCCCATCACCAAGAATTGCTTTGACACAATCAAGGAATGTACTCTTACCATTGGACTTGTCACCTGTCAGGATGAACGCCTTACCAAGTTCATTTCTGCGGTAAAAGCAATAGCCAATACATTCTTCCAATAATGCCCTGATTGGTTGATCACCGCAAGCTAATTTGTTCAGTGTATCATCAGCAAGTTCACTATAGGCTTCCGGGTTATAGTCCCAAGGTATTTGATTGGTAATAACCAAATCAGAGCTGAATGGTTGCATCTGTCCGGTCACAATATCCAACACACCGTTCCTGAATGCTATATAACGTGCATCTGCCTGTGCTTTTTCATCAGCTATAAGTTCCATATACTCTAATACTTCTCTTCGCTGTGTCTTTTTCAGGTTAGGTATTTGATTGATCATAGCTGTTTCGATGGCCTTGTACCCAACCTGATAAATCCCATCTTGATAGATATGTAACTGATTACTTATACTGACTACATTTTCATTGTTCTTAAGCCATGTTGCAAAACGGTCAAACAGGAATGTCTTATCACAAAAGAATACAGGTTTTTGAAATGCTTCATCCCTAAGAATCACTTCCAGTTCATCATCAGATAACGGTTCTTTCAGAACAAATCTGTTCAGAATCCTGATACATTCTCTTGTATCATCAACACTAAAATCATTTGATGTAAGTGTCAGGATATAATTGAATAGTGCCTGATTGCGTCCGTCACCTGCATCCATATCAAGAAAGTCTACCGCTGTGCGAACTGGAAACAACCACTTTGGAACTTCCTGATATGTTCCACCTTCTTCAATATCCCACTCAATAAAACGTTCTTCACCGTCAATTTTGATTACTTCGTATGATGAACGTGTACCGAGTTTTATATCTGCTGTCAGACCAACCGCAAGGGGTACGTGTGTCCTGTTCCTTGTAATACTGTGATTCTTAAATAAAAAATGTCTGCCCCGGCTTGTACAATACACCCGGCAATCAAGCTGATATTCTTCCACAATGTTCATTAAAATTTCAGACTGTTCAGCATCGTCAATATCTATCAGGATGGTATCATCAGCAAGAACACCACCGAACCCTTCAAGATTCTTCACTTCGTCATAAGTGCGGTATTTTGTTCGGTCTTTGAATGCTTCGATTGCTTTCTTGCCTTTTGTCTTTATGTACCCTTTGTACAACATCCTGTTTCACCATCCTTTAACTAAATTCTTGCATCACCTTTTGGTAAAATACCCTGTTCTTAATATTCTGCTTATATTCTTGATTCACTACTGTAAGAAGTATCTTTGATTCTCTCAATGATTTCTGACAGTCCTTAACCTGTTCATTCCACTTTTCCCATTCTTCATTTTTATGAATAGGGGTGGATTTCTTAAGCATATTACGGTTAAACGTTGCAGCTTTTAAGCGATTTTCTAAAATGTAAATATTACTTTCAATGTTTGTAATCTTACCTGCAAGTGCTACCTGACTGTTATGGAATTTGTCTTTATCCGTTACACCACACTGCTGTATGTATTCTTTTATCTGTTCTTCACACTCCGGTGTGTAACTCTGTCTGATCAGCTTCAACAGTTTTCTAACCTTTGTAATTTTTCCATCAGATAAAAACCTATCTAAGTGAATAAGCATCTGACCATGATCATATTTAATTGTAATGTCTGTCATGTTCCCACCTTTCCGGTATTATGCTACAATACCAAATTGTTTCAGTCTTTTTCTTGCTAAATCTATGTACCACTGCTTATCTAATTCCGGTGGTACTTTAACCCCAATTACAGAATCGTTATAAATGAAACTGTGATCAGGTGTGTTTCCAAATTTTTCACCCTTTGGTTTTACAACCTTACGTCTTAACAACCTACCGTCTGTAACACGATTGGAAGCAAACACACGATAAGATTTATAAGTATATTTTTGTGTGGTAGGATATGACCACAGTTCTGTTCGTGTACCGTCCCGGTGTTTTGTTACCTTAGTAATATGACCAGTACCCTGTTCATGCTCTACTAAGTTATAGTTGTTTGACAGCTTCACTATTTTTTGGAACATGATCAAGTCATTACACTGATTGATAGTCTGTTCAATAGGTATCTTTTTCACCATGTAGTCAACCAGTGCTTTGTTCAGTATCGGTAAATCATAGTCAATAGCTGAAAGTTCTTTGACATATGCACCAATTCTTTCAACACCACCATCAGTACCAATCCAAAGATAATTGTTTACGTCCTTCTGATAGATTTCTGATATATTGTCAAGTTCAAGCAAGATTGAACATTGTTCAGTAGAACAACGCTGTTCCCACTCCCAACAAATATCATCAACCATTTCAAAGGCTTCATCAGTGTCAGGAATCCAAATGATCAGACCGTCCGTGTTGGACTGAATCAGTTCAAATCCCGGTACAACTTCAAGGTGTTCAATCAGGTCAAGCAACATCAACTGACCATTGATACACATACAGTTGTTGTTCCTTGGGTCATACGCTGCGTTGGTTTCATCCTTCATTGCACCTGACAAGGCATTCAGCATCTTCTTATATGGTAACTGTGCTTTCTTCCACCGCTTGACTTCTTTCTTGTTTCCGGCATTTTTTGCAGCAATTTGCTTTTCCTTCATGGCTTTTCGTGTGTTATACACCAATGGGTAATTGTCATTAGTTGCTGCTCTTGTCACAAGACCCCACGCTATCAACATTGAAGGGTAGTAATTATTTACATCTACATGAAGAATCTGACCTTTCCGGTGTATTGGCTTATCAGATGCACCATGCAGACCGCCAAAACCAAACGTGTGCGGTATTCCGGCAACAACTGTTTCAAAGTTCTGTGACTTGTACCAAGTCTTTTTATCTTTTTTGTCAAAATCTTGTAACCCCATTTCAAGGGCTTCTTTTCTTTTCTCTGCAAACCATTCCTGAACGTATTTGTATTTTTTCAGTTTCAGGCATGGAAGAAAAAAGAAATCAAATTCATCACCAAAATGAGTTTTTGAACACCCAAGAACCTTTGCTGTTATCCGGGCTTCACTGTCACCAATGTCATACAGTGACGTTTCTTTTGGGAATGCCTGTATAATTCCATGAACTGCATTGAACTCACTGACTTTTTCAAGAAATACCTTGATAGTCTGTTCTACGTCATGCCTACAGTATTTAACCGTCTGTTCTATTTCTTCCGGTGTCAGTTTCCTTTTGATACGGAAATCAACATCAGTTTCCTTGATATTTGAACCAAGAAAACCTTCCATTGTTTTCAATCCGACTGTTTTCATGGTTTCATCATTGCTTGGCATTACATCATAATTGATCATGGGTAATTTATTGAATGCTCTTGAATATTGCCAACCTTCTTTATTATCAACGATAATCCAATCATTGATTTTTTTAGGATTCATACCAAGCAGAATACCTTTCATGATGTACTGATCGTAGTGACGGTTGTTAAATCCTACCCATATATCTTTTCTATTTGCTTCATATAAGGCTTTTAGTTTATCAGGGCTATTGATTATCACGTGTTCTTTTTTATTCGTCACATCAATGAATACAGCAAGCCAATCCTTTTCAAAAACCTCAAAATCGTAGAATATCATTTACTAAATCACCCACTTTTTGAAAAGCGGTGTGCGTTTTACACACCGCCTTAAGTGTTATCTTACTGCAAAGTAGATGTTTTATCTACTTTTAAATTAAAAATTTTTACATATCAAATGCTTCGTTGATTGTGATTGGGTTGAAATCATCAGCTTTATAAGTAACTGCTGCACCAACTTTACCCTGTACTTCCTGAAAAATATCAAGAACACAATCAGCAAAATCACTGTAGTTGATAAATTCCGGTACTGTATCTGTTTCAAGCTTATCAAGCCATGTGCAAACAGATTTGATTGCCATGCCATTAGTCCACTTCTGTGAGGTGTTGCCGGAAATAGTACGGTTGAAGAAAATCTTTCTACCCTTCTGATTACCTTCCAAGATGCTGCACTGTACGGAAAACATCAGCTTGTCACCTTTCTTTGTTGGCTTGATCTCCATTTTATCAAAACTTACATCATAATCCCCATCCGGTACATCTTCAAACTGTGAATCGTCTGCTTCCTGAACCTCTTTCTGTAATGCGTTAAGATCAACCTGTTCATCGAATGTACTAAAATCTACTGCCATAATTTTTCACCATTTAACCTTTCTTAAAATAAATTTATGATTATAATTGCTATGATACAAGCAATACAAACCCTTGTGTAATTATCCCTATTTTTCTGAATCCTGTCACCCACTGAACCGAATCCAAAGAATGCTGCCATGACTGCAAGAAAAATATTTAATGCAATCATGATCTTGTTCTTCTTCGTCTTTGACCTCTGACGTGCTGTTCAGGTGGGTTCATAGCACCGTCTAAAGGTTCAGCCGGGGTCTGTGCGTCAGCAGGTACAGGATTGTTTTCCTGTGCAAGTCTTATAATTCCTGTATTAAATTCTTCTCTTGTGATCACCTTCATGGCCTCAACACCGTCAACAATCAGGTCAACAGATTCACCTGCATGTTTCATCACATAGTTGTTATTTTTGATGTCATAGAAATATGCATCTGCTTCCAGTGTGACAGATTCAGAATCAGCGTTTATTGTACCGTCCTGAACAGCTTCAGACTTTTCAGCATTTCTTTCCTTACGTGTTCTTCTTGGTGGTTTCTGTAAATCCGGTTTCGGTACTTTATCGGCAACATCCATTGCTTCATCAAATGATACTTCTTCCTGTCCCGGAAAAGCCTGATCAATAGCCTTGTCAACTTCATCCATATGATCAGCAATCTTCTGTTCATTGTCTGCCTGAACTTCTGCCCTACTCTTACGTGTTCTTCCAGTCTTTTCTTCCGGTGCATCTGTTGGTGTTGCAGATTCAGCTTTTTTACCTCTTGTTCTTCTGCCTTTGCCGTCAGGTTTTTCAAGATCTGATGCAGCCTGTGCATCAGCCTGCCCCATTTCTGCATCTGTCTTATACTCACCGACTTCATAGAAGTTGCGGATTTTATCAGCTACATAATTCAGATCATTATCAATGGCGTATGTCGGGAACATCCCCATAGGTGACTTCACGGTGTCCTTGCCACTGTTTTGTGTGTAGAAGTAATATTTTCCTTCATTCACACCTGTTCTAAGTACAATGGTGAATAGTCCTTCAATGGTGATCTTCTCACGAAGTAACTTTCCGATCAGCTTTATAGTAGTAACACCATTTTCAAGTGTTTCCGTGTGGGTCATATAAGCAACCACCACATCATCAGGAAGTTCCTTGCACACCTCAATGATTTCAAAGTAGTTTGCACCAAAATCATTCCACTTATCCCAACCGTTTTCCTTAATACGGTTCATATATGGAACAGAAAGAATATACTGGAAGTCATCAACTACCAATAACTTCTTCCCGGCTGCTGCCTGTTCCTTCATAAATTTGCAAATCTTGCGTGATTCAACCTCACTGTTCAGCATTGTGAACTTACCCTTGAACGGTAACGGTTTACCAACCGGGTTCACAACGGCAGTTGTTGCAGGATCACAATTTCTCATACTGGTACTTTTTCCTGTACCTGATTCACCCATAACCAAGAGCATCTGTGCCATGTTTATTTATCTCCTTTCTTGAATAAGCCCATTAACTTAGTGAAAAGATTGCTTTTCTCTTTCATTACTTTCTGCTGTGACACTTTCAAAATCTGTCTGTTCTGAAAATATTCAGCGGTTGCAACACTGTTTCTGTAACTTCTGTGACTTCTCTGTTTGTGTTTCTTTGCACTACTCATTGATTTCATCCTCACTTTCTTTGATAACAACCTGTAATCTTGTATTATTATGCAGTGGTGTAACCTCTACTGTATAACCGTTTGCCAACAGGATTCCTACTAAATCCTGATATGCTGATGTGATTCTTGTACCCTCGATTTCAATACAGCCACGCAATCTTGACATTTTACTGAAAAAGTCATCATTTGCAGCATCAACAACACTACGCATATCATTCAGCATATATTTCAGTTCATTGCGCTCGTCTTCCAAATGTCTATTTTCTTCTTTCAACTTTGCAACTTCTGCTTCAAGAACTTCCTCATAACTGTTTTTATTCTTCATTATTTTCACCTTCCTCTTTTACTTCATCGGCTGTTTCTTCCGGCTTCACCTGATCATCGAATCTGTCAAGTTTTCCGACTTCAAGAAACTGTGCTGACCAAAAATCTGCAAAATGAATGATCACCTGCAATGGTTCTTCATGACCTTTCAGATCATACGCAAGACTACCATAAGCACCATCATGATAGAAAATAGCGTGTTCTTCTTCCTCTGTCAGATCAATGTAACGTGCTGCCAGTTCAACCGATCTTAAAGGGTGGTCAATATGGCACAAATCAGAACTGATCTTGTACGGTTTACTTTCTGATCTCTTATACTTCTGTTCAGGATTTTTTTTGGTCGGTCTACCATCCTGTATCATGTTTTCAACATAATAAGGACTTCCATAACGTCCACACTTACCAAGGTCGTGTAATGCTGATGCAATGATCACGCTGCTGTGAATCTTGTTATATGCTTCACTTCCAAGCAGTGTAAGACCGATCTTTTCAGCGTACTGCATGACGTTCACTGTATGCTCTAACAGTCCACCATCTTTACAGCAGTGATTTCCACCGGACGCAGGGGCATCATAAAAACCAAGTTCTTCGATGAAGTCAAGTAAAGCTTCTATACCCTCACGACCTGTTGCCATCAGACAACCTTTGAAATACTCAATCTGTTTTTCTCTTGTCATTGTTAAATCTCCTTTTCTTCTAACTTTATTTTCCACCGCTTCTGTTCTTCAATATTGGAAAGATACCAAGCGTTAGATTTTGATTTGTGTTCATTGAACCATTTGAACTCTTCAAAGTCCTTTGGAAATAGTAAAATACCATATCCCCCTGATTCTCTTATTTTCCTTAAGTGATAAAGCTGTATCAGTGACGGTTCACCGTTGTCTGCCTTGACTTCAATACCAAGAAAACAACCGTCTGAACTTGCCAGTAAATCAGGAATACCGCTTTTTGTGTAAGCTGCACCACCCCAGTATTTGAGCCACCAACAACCATATTCCTCAAGGTATTTTTTAACCCGGTTTTCAAAATTCTTTTCTGCTGCTATAAAAAATCAACTCCATTGTCTTTATTTGCATATCCGATCAGTGACAGTACCAAAAGATTGAATGCCATAATTGCATATGGTTGCCATGATATGATGCAATCAATATATACAATCCAGTACATAAGACTTAACGTGTTAAAAAAGATAATTGTCTTAATAACAAAATTCTTAAAATGTTTTTTGATGTACTTCCATACCCGGCACATCATACAATTATGTGAACAATTCATCAGTTAGTTCCTTTCCTTCCTGCAATGCTGCAAGATTCCTTTCTTCAAAACTTCCCTTTACCAGTAGGTAATAGTAGTAACATGGTCTGTTCTGACCAATTCTGTGTATACGCTTCTTGGACTGTTCCCAAAGATCACAAGACCCTTTTCCAAGTGGCAACGTAAAGTACACAATCTTATTTGCTTTCTGGTAGTTACCACCCATTGCCCCTGCTTGGTACTGAACGAATGTGACGCTGTTATCTACACATTCATATGCATACATTAAACGTCCTGAACCATTTACAAAACTGACTTCCCTGTTGAGTGATTCGCATATTTTTCTAAGTCTTGTCAATTCTTCATTGAAGTTATAAAACACAATCAACCGATCTTCTGTTGATTCCAGTAAGTCCCTGAATGCTTCCAGTTTTTCCTTATGCCATTGACCGCACAGCTGTCTGCAATATAATGTTTTGGTTAGGCTATTATCACCGATCAACTCAACCCTTGGTGTCACATCTTCACCTTCAAAATCTGAATCATCTTTGAATCTGACTAAGTTCCTTGTATCAAGTTCCAAGTAATTGTGTTTGATGAAAAACTTATATTCACTTGTGATCTTCAAGAAAATTTTCTGTTCAGTCTGTTCAGGCAGTTCAATGACCTCTTCTGTCTTCATGAACACCGCGCCGTACTGTGCAAGTCTTTTCTTCAAATGCTCAACGTGCTTATATCCTGTGATTACTTCTTTCTTGTACCCATCACCGTTTTCAATCCATTCCGTCTGAACATAGGAAGCATAAAAGGCTTTCTTGTTAATGTCCCAACCTAACAACTTAAGCTGTGACCACAACCGTTCATACTTTCCTGCGGTTGGTGTACCTGACAGCAAGATCACGCTTTCCGGTTGTAACTTCAATATGAATTTTGACCGTTTAGCGTTTTCGTTGCATATAAGGCTTGATTCATCAAGTAACAATGTAAAGTCGGTTATATGGGCTATATACTTGCGTCTGAACACCAAATCATAATTGATTACACCAACAATCTGAATGTTCTGATCATACAGGTCTTTGGTTTCAACCAGTGTACGGAAGTTCACACCTTCACTTTTCTTGGTCAAGTCCATAACCCTGTATTCAGGGTAATACGTTTTCATGTGATCAACCCAATCATCAATTTTTGATTTTTGGCATACAATCAAATTTACAGTATTATTCAGCAAATACATTTTTTCAGCACCTACAAAAGTCTTACCAAGTCCCATATCTAAGTAATAAGCACACCTGTTTTTATCATCAGTCAGGTTCAGCACTTCTTCCTGATGGGGCATGAATTGAAGATCATTCATTATTCGACCTTTCCTTCAATACGGTAATTGTTCCAGAACCATTTCTCATTATCTTCTTTCATGTAGTAGCCGCCTTTGCAAACCTTCTTGATTGTCATAATAGTACCGAGATACTGGCTCATTTCCGTGCTCCAGTTCTTTCCCGGATCATTTTCTTCTGGTGAAATAATTTTGACCTTATCACCCACTACTAAAGGTTTCTCCAGACTGAGATCAATTTGTAATTTTGCGACTTCAACGGCAGCTCTGTACACAAATGCATATTTTGAATCTTTGTGTGTCTGTGTGACCTTTTCAAGAAATTTATCAATCTTACCAAGGAAGCAACCACACTTGACAGTAATTTCATTGTCTTTATCTCTAAAGAATGTTGTGAAATCGTCCCGGCTACCAATAGCACCAATTACCAGTACATGACTTGCCCCAAACCTCGGCATCACCGCAAACCTCGGCATCACCGCAAACCTTGGCATCACCGCAAACCTTGGCATCACCGCAAACCTCGGCATCACCGCAAACCCAAGCCTTTCCTTCATGGGATAGATTTTCTTCTTTCTCAATCCAACCGCCAAGATCACCGATTTTGACAAGACCAAATTCTGCTACCGCTCTGATTCTATGAAGTGTAGCTGTTCTAAAAAATAAACTTATTGTCTTGGTTTCTCCTGTAAATTCAAATTTTTTCATGTTATTAAACCTCACTTTCTAAAAATGCAACTGCTCTATCGTAGTTACGTTCAATCATTTTAAGTTCTTCTTTTCCACGTTTTTCTAAATCACATACCGCCTGATAAATTTCATCATCCCTGAAAGCGGTAACCTCATTTGTGATAAGATTTGTGATCACACTTGGTTCAAGTGCATCAAGTTCCCATGATTCATCACCGTATTCATCAATGTATTTCCCACATCGTGAATCAGAAAGTTTTGCCGGGTTCGGTGGTGGGTTGTATGTTTCAATCTGATTCATGGTTAGTGCTACACGCTTCACATACACATCTGCACCGAACATCTGCAAGCGTTCCTGAATATCCCTTGTCATATCAATACCGCTTGGGTCATGATCTCCAAGATGTATAATGTAACAATTATCTCTGTAACTCTGATCTATAAATCGTTGTGCTGCTGACCACATTTCTGACTGTGATGTATAACCTCTACATGAAAAATAAGGTGTATCAAGTGGTATACAAGCCTGACCAACAATATCAACAAGTGCATCCTTTTCAACCCACACCTCAACATAGTTTGGTTGACCGTCCCACTTATTCAGTAGATAACTGTATCTTGCTGATGCAATAACATTCTCCGGTTTATCCCAATGACTGTTTCCTCTTAAGTTTCTCGTTCTGTCAACAATGCTGTACCAGTCAATCAAACCTGCCAGTCTACCGTCATTGATAAGATTGCCTATATTTTTATAACTTCTTTCATTGTTCGGTATATATCCACGTGCAACCAACTGATAATAAGTCTGTCTAAGTGTAAGTTCATAACCCTGATTTTTATATTCATTGATCACCTGATTTACCAAGTTAATCAATTCAAGGCTTTTACCTCTGAAATTGATTTCTTTATACTGAATTTTTGGCATTACACTTTGACCCCCTCTATCTCCGCAAAACGTTTTGCATTGATGAAGTACACCCATCTGTTGTCAGATGTATGAATACCGTAACCCCAAGGGAAAACCCCTTGCTGTAAGCCCTTACGAACTGTGTTGTGGTTCATCTGTAACAGCTTTGCAGCCTTTTCCACATCTAACCGGGGAATTACCCCATTTTTCAATTCAGCAGTTGGAAGTACAACCACCTGTTCATCAGATTTTGAAAAGTAATCTGATTCAAGTCCAAGTGCTACTGCAATAGCACTTTGAACATCTTCTGACGGTATCTGTTTACCTGAAAGGTACTGACTGACAGAACCTTTACTTTTTCCAGTCATACCGCACACCTGACGTTGATTCAGGTGTAATTCTTGCATAGCCTGTTTTAATTTTTCACTGAATGTCATTTTGCTTCACTCCTTTGTCGGTAGATAATTTATCTACTTTTTAAGCAAAAAAAATCTTATTTGCTTCTTCATTCGTCAACTTCAAAAGTTCTTTTAACACTTTAATTTCAGACGCTTTGAACTCTGTTTCATTGTTGACTTTCTTCATCAATCCGTAATAAGTCAAACCGCATTTTTCAGCCAAGAACTGCAACTTATACCCGGATTCATCAATTTTCTGTCTTAACAGTGTTGTGTTTGTCATTACTTCTCACCACCTTCTGTTGTTGGGAATGGGCTTTTATTGTACTGTCTGTGTATTCTGATCATGATTCTGTCACCCGGTAATTCCTTACGTTCCACAATGCTGTATTCCTGTTTCTTTGCTTCAATATCAGCAATGTAACGATCAAGTTCAGATGCAGAATCAAATTCGAGCATCAGATCAATACAACCTGCAATTACTTTCTTCATTTACACAACCTTCCTTTCCGATTAGCAGTTCTTTTATAAGTGTTGTCTGTTATGTGATGGTTTTATTTTTCAGGGAATCACACACCAAGAAACCCTTATCAGATTTCACACTAAAACCTGTAAACTTGCTGTCCTACTATAGAATTTTTATAGCGTGTTTTTCTATGAACCGCTGAACAGTTTCACATTAAAACTGAACAAAACCTGTCAACCATCACATAACAGACAACACTTATAAAAGAACTGCTATCTTATTTTTTGACCTACCATCATCAGTACCGGGTGGTCATTTCCGGTAGACGGTCATTGCTGACCGTTTCGGCTTATATTTCTGAAATTGTATCTTCTACTTCCTCTAAATTTGAATACGCTTCATCAATACTATCAATGTATTCCTGCATCTGATCACCACGCTCACCGTATTGGAAACTTTCAGGAAGATTATCAAAGGCTTCCTGTTCTTCGTCTTTGACTTCTTCTAAAATATCCTTTGCCTGACTGATCAACTCTAACACTTCCGACAATCTTTTTCTTCTTACCTTATTCATACTTAAACCGTCCTTTCATTCCTTTGGTTTTACCTGCTGCAACAGGTTATTATATTACAGGCGGTTTCATTCGTTAGGTGCTTCACATGACCGCCTTGCAAGTCGGGGAACTTGCACACCTTCCGGCTACCCTGATCTGACCCCGGTTAATTATATGGGTGTTTCATTTTTTGTATTGGTTTCAGTTCCAATATTTTTCAGAACAAAGTACTGTGTCATCTCGCTCGGTCAATTCTTCCACTTAATGACTTCTTGGCTTAGGGGTAAAGTGCTGATTGGTTCAGCCTGTCCGCTTTCTCCAAATTAGTGCGGTACACTGTGCTTTCTTGCCCTGTCATTCCTGTTTTCTTTGACTACTTCGGTAGACCATGCTTATCATTCATACGCTCTGTCTGTTCTCACAGCCTGACCACCATGTCACTTGCGTACAGCCTTCTCACTTCGTCTATCCTTCCTGCTTGCTCTGTTCTGTTTTTGAAGTAGATGTTTTATCTACTGACATCATAATACATGATGGTAGATAGAATGTCAACAGTTATTTTGAAAAAACTTAAAAAAAGTTGATATTTAATCTATTTCATGGTATTCTTTACTTATAAACAAGGAAAGGAAGGTAATCTTAATGAGTATAGGTCAACGTATAAAAAGTAGACGTGAAGAATTGGGAATGTCACAAGAAGATCTTGCACACAAGATTGGTTATAAAAGTAAATCCTCTATAAATAAGATTGAACTTGACATACAACAATTAAGACAATCTAAGATCAAACAGATTGCAGATGCACTTGAAACTACGACAGATTATATTATGGGTTGGTCTGAAAAGAAAAATGATGAACCAAAAGAAAAGCACGATATCACTGATCTTATTAAAAATCAATATGGTTCAGATGTGTATGAACTTGTTCAGTTATATTCAAAACTGAATGAAACAGGTAAAAACAAAATCATGGAAGAACTTCGTGATACTGCTGCATTACCAAAATACACCGAACCTGTAAAAAGGGACGCTCAAAAAATGGCATAATTTACCAAATTTGGGAAAATCAGGAAAATATTATAATTGTAGACTTTAGAAAGGATGGTTTATCATGGGATTTTTAAGAAGTACAAAAGGCTCTATCATCAGTGACTATTTCCAATTACAGGAAGATATTGCAGGTTTTTCAAAAGGTTATATGTATGACGTTGCGTTGTATGATGATCATTTAGAAATTACCTCAATGCAGAAACGCAAGCTATTACTTAATTATGATCAGATTACAGATGTGTTCTATGGTGGAAAGACTGAACTTATTCAAAAACCAAAGTCTGTGATCGGTAGGGCTGTAGTTGGTGGTGTAATATTTGGCGGTGTTGGTGCAATAGTTGGTGCTGCATCCGGTACAGGTACAAAAACCGGAAAGAAAACACACTTGTATTTTATCATCAGTTACACCAGTTCAGATGGTGAAGATAAATATATACAGTTTGAAGATACTAGAATGTACAAAGGTCTTAAGCTATCCAAAAAACTGAAAGAACTTGCACATATAGAATCAACACCTACAAGTAACATTCAACTTTAACGGTTACGGTTGGTTACGGTTACACTTAAAATCTATATCTTATATATTTTACTTTTTATACTTTATTTTTTTTATTCATATAAGCGTTATATAAAGAACTTGTGATGAACCGTAGACAAGTGTAACCACCTTGTAAATCAAGGTAATATAACTGTAACCTCAACCGTAACTAAAGCGTAACCAAGTGTAACCAGTAAATAAAAGACCCCAACCGTTGCAGCGGTCAGGGTCAGCAAAACCAAACCAAAGGAATGAAATGATTTGGACTATGCAAAACCATTATAGCATTCATTCCTTATGGTTTCAATGAAAGGAAGTGCTATTTATGCAAGGTGGAGTAAGAAAAAGAGGTACAACATGGTCATATTATTTTGACCTTGGAAAAATTGACGGTAAAAGAAAGAAAAAAGAAAAAGGTGGATTCAAAACCAAGAAGGAAGCTGAACAGGCATTGACTGCTGCTATGAATGAATACAATAATGCCGGGACTGTATTTGAACCGACAGAAATAACAGTTGCTGATTACCTGAATCAGTGGTTTGATCTGTACTGTAAGACCAACCTTAAATATAATACCCAAGTAGGGTATTTAAGAATCATTCAAGGGCATCTAATTCCAAAATTTGGTATGTATAGATTAAAAGCAATTACTCCGGCAGTATTACAGGAATATGCAGTTGAACTTAAAATGAACGGTAATTCAAAAAGTCATTTAGTTGGTATTTTGTCTGTATTCAGTGCAGCATTAAACTATGCAGTTGAGCCAATGCATTATTTACCTTCTAACCCTATGCAGTATGTGAAATTTCCAAAGGTTGAGAAAAAACCACGTGAACGAATTATATTGACCTTAGATGAATGGGGTCAGATTCGTGACAGATTCCAAAATACACGGTACTATATACCTTTAATGATTGGATTTTATACAGGCCTACGAATATCAGAAACCTTTGGTCTTACTTGGGATGATATTGATTTTGATAAAAGAAAAATATCTGTAAATAAGCAGATTGTAAAACGTAACTTTGGGGCAGATGTAAGAAAGGTCGTTGAAAAGAAAGGTAAGAAAGAACAGCGTTCATCTTGGTACTTTACTACACCAAAAACATTTACTTCTGTTCGTGAAGTCCCTTTTGGTGAAACACTATATCAGGCATTGAAAAAGGAAAAAGCTGAACAACTCAAGAATGAAATGAAGTATGGTGAATATTACACGATTCATGTCAAAAAGATTGAAACTGATGAAAAAGGTAATGACATGATCAGGATTGTACCTATTCAAAAATGTGTTGAAAGTCCACTACAGCGTATCAGGTTGGTGTGTGTTGATGAAAACGGTCAGTATACTTCCACTGATTCATTTAAGTATTGCAGTAGGGTTATACACCATGAAATGCATCTTGCCTTTGATTATCACAGCTTAAGGCATACACACGCAACACTGTTGATTGAATCCGG